TCAAAACAAAAGACCCGAATATCAACCTTTAATCAAACAGATGTTTACGATGGTCGAACAGATTTTCCAAGACCTAGGCTATCAGCCTAAGGTTGGGCTTGGTAATATGTGGACGAACGTGAATTATCAACATGGATTTAATAAACATCATGTTCATCCGAACTCAACGATCTCAGGAGCTTATTATGTTAAGCTTCCTAAAGATGATCCAACCTGTTGTATTTGGATGGAAGACCCACGACCAGGACCTAATTTACTGATGCCAAGAACGGTACCGAATATGCCACGAGAACTTTGGAGAGTGGTGCAGTACCCACCGAAAGAAGGCATGGCGTGTCTGTTTCCTTCGTATGTTCCGCATGGCGTTGGAATCAATCGATCCAAACTAAAGGGAGAAAAGAGCTGGAGGATATCCATTGCTTTTAATTTTATACAGGTATGAGAATCCACAAAGATTTAATTTCGTTTAAAGGAAAAGTTCTTCAAACAGAAGAAGGTCGTATGAGCCAAACTAAAAATCCAACTTGGAAAAAACTTAGCGAAGATATTAAAAAAAATGGAATCATTAATCCTTTAATCTGTACTGAAAAAGATGGCAAGTATACTCTTTATATAGGAGCAAGAAGATTTATTGCAGGCTGTCTATTGGGTATTAAGGAATATGAAGTAAAAACGGTTCCTGGAGAATGGCCTAATGATACAGAAAAAGTAAAAACTTTAACAGACGCTTGTAAAAAATATATAAGAATTCATAAAAGTGGAGAACCTTTAGCTATATGATCCAAACGATTTATTTAGAAGTTCCCTTTGACAGATTAAGTTATCTAGAAAGACCTGAATTTATTAATGGAACCGAACAGGGTTTTCATGATACTTTAAAAGCGTCCATGGAAAAACATGGTATGAGAGATCCTGTCTATTGCTGGTACAATAGCAAAGCGTATGGGTCTAAAATAAAGATTATTGTTGGTAATAACCGTATGGTCGTTGCCAAAGAACTCGGCCTTGATCCTATTCGTACGATTATTACGAACTGGAAAGCCGATGAGTTTCCCTTGATAGGAAAAGAATTCAAAGACGACGAAGAGATTAAATCGCTTTTTCATTTACCGGATCAAATTCATGTTCGAAGGGATAAGAATGGCGACATTGATCAAGTCACACCCCCTCAATTTTTAAGAGTATTGGAGGAATATGTTTAAAGACCCTAAGAAGAAATACGAAATTGTTCGAGGCGCTATCTCCACAGAACTCGCTAATTTTATTTATAACTATCTCCTGCTTCATCGAGATGCCACTGCGCACTTAATCGAGCATGGGGTGATTCAAGATCCAGGAGGTATTGGCTTTGGAACCTGGAAAGATCCACAGAATCCTAATACGTTTTCCAAATATGGAGATCCTGTTTTAGAAACGTTACAAATGAAATTACTGCCTGTCATGCGTAAGATTACGCAACGGAACTTAATCCCTTGCTACGCTTACGTCAGAGTTTATAAAAAAGGAGACGAGCTCGTTAGACATTTTGACCGAGCGAGTTGTGAAACATCTTGTACCCTCCATCTAGGAGGAGATCCCTGGAAAATCTTCATCGATCCATCAGGCAAGACCGGTGTTAAAAAAGTCGTTAACCCGAACAAAGTCGTTCTTAAAAAGAAACCCCCTAAAGGTATTTCCCTGGTCATGAAACCAGGAGACATGTTGGCTTATTGTGGACAGATCATGGAGCACTGGAGAGAACCTTTTAAAGGCAATGTCCATGCTCAAACATTTATCCATTATAACGACCAGGACGGTCCTCACGGACGCAAGAACCTATTCGACGGAAGACATTTAATGGGTATTCCTAAGCTACAATACTCTCAAAGATAGTTGATTCCTAGAACAATCTAGTATATTTCAAAGATAGTCCTTCTCGTTAATCTATACACGAGGCCTACTATATATTAAAATCATAATATGCTTAGAAAAGTGAATTTCAGACCAGGCTTTAATAAACAATTAACTCCTTCTGGCGTAGAAGCTGGTTGGATTGGGGGCGATTATACCCGTTTTCGTTATGGGATGCCTGAAAAAATTGGAGGCTGGGAAGAAACTCAAACTAATATTTTGCCAGGTGCGGGTCGAAAGATATTCGGCTGGTTTGATACTCAAGGTAATCGCTGGATCGCCGTAGGCACCAATAAAATTTTAGCCGTTTGGTTTGAAGGCGAATTTCATGACATTACCCCTTTGGATTCATCACTGGATCAATCGGGAGTAACAATAGATACCAGCAATGGCTCAACTGCAGCCACTTTAAATTTTAGTAGCGCTCCTAATTTAGACGCGGGCATGATTATGATGCTAGATGGCGTTACGATGCCTGGATCACCAGGTACTTCCATTACAGCAGCCGCTTTAGAAGATAAAAAATTTGAAGTCCTTACAACACCTACTGGAACAACCGTCACTATTAAACTACCTTCTACAGAAACAGGAACAGGATTAACTGCAGGAGGGAGTATGACAGTCAAACCTTATTATCGAATTGGAAATGCAACTCAAACTTACGGCTATGGTTGGGGTACTTCCACTTGGGGTAATGGAGGCTGGGGGGATGCTTCAACATCTACTTCAGTTATTCTACAGCCAGGACAATGGCAGTTGGATAATTTTGGATCTTTACTATTAGCTACTATTAGGGGAGGAGCCACTTTTAAATGGGATCCTGAAAATGTAGACGTTCCGACATCAATTGCTACACGAGCAACCCTTGTCACGAGTGCCCCAACCGCTTCGGAAACCATGCTTGTTTCTGAAAAAGACAGACACGTTATTTTATTTGGCACAGAAACTACTATTGGTACGAACACTACCCAAGATAAAATGTTTATAAGATTTTCTGATCAGGAAGACAAAAATGATTGGATTCCCACATCCATTAATACAGCGGGAACGATGAGACTTTCTTCAGGTTCAGAAATTAGAACCGCTATTCAAGGCCGAGATTATATATTTGTTTTAACCGATAAAGCTGCCTATGTGATGCAATTTGTAGGACCTCCTTTTACTTTCTCTATCAGGCAAGTAGGCACGAACTGTGGATGTATTGGTCACAACGCCGCCGCGTTCGCTAATGGACGAGTCTTCTGGATGGGAGATGCCGGAGGCTTCTTTATGTTCGACGGTACCGTTAAGAATCTATCATGTAACGTCGAGGATTATATTTTTGATGATATTAATTATACTTCAGGTCAAATTGTAGCTGCAGGTGTTAACAACTTATATAGTGAAATTACTTGGTTTTATCCAACTGCCGCGAGTAGTGTTATTGATAGATATACTTCTTACAATTTTGCTGAAAGTGCCGGAATTCCAGGGGGCGTTTGGATGACAGGAAGTTTAGCACGTACTGGCTGGATTGATGCGGATGTTCAACCCGATCCTTATGCTGTAGAATATTTAACCTCATCCAATGTTTCTAATACTCCTCTTGTATACGGAAACACCGAAGGTATTACTAAAATGTATGCTCAGGAAAAAGGAAATAATGCTGTAGATTCCGCTGGAACCTCTACTGCTATTGCAGCGTATATACAATCAGGAGATTTTGATTTAGATGTAGATGGAGATGGAGAATATATTATGAAAATTAGAAGATTCATTCCTGACTTCAAAGTTTTAACAGGTACAGCAAAACTTTCTTTGAACTTAAAAGATTATCCCGCTAGTAGTGAAACGGCTTCAGGATTGAGTCCTATATCTATCACCTCTGCAACCACTAAAGTGGATGTACGAGCACGAGCTCGACTTATTAATTTAAAAGTAGAAAACGATGCCGTGAATGAAACCTGGCGCTTTGGAACTTTTAGAGCGGACATTCAACCAGATGGAAGAAGATAATGGCTAAAGTTACAGTAACCTTTCAAGAACCGACCGATGAATATGAAGCTTCTAATCAACGTATGATAAAGTTTAAATTAGAAGAGCTTAAAACAGAACTTAATACTTCGTATCAACGAACGATTGAAAATGATACACAAGCTTTTCAATGGTTCAATATGAACTATGGCTAAATTACACTATGAATACACACATGTTAAACGCACCCCTCGAAAAAGGCCTGGCAGACACGCGAAGAACTACTCCAAGCGCGTCCCGTGCCGTAAACCTTCGCGAGGACAAGGAACCTAATGGCAATACAATATAAAAACCAAACTTTTGATTTAACAACCGCTGTTATGACCACGGTATTAACACTCGACCAAAGCTCTCGAGCTATTTTACAAAATATTCAAGCAGAAAACACCAGCACGGGTACCGTGACAGTAAATTCAGCTGTCTTTGATTATTCTGCGACCGCAACTACACAAATGGGAACGATTCAAATGACCACTCTAACCACCCAGAATCTCGCTAAAGGACCTGTGGTTTTAGAAGAACAAGATGCCTTGAAAATTAAAGCAGGAAGTGCTAATGTCATTAAAGGATTAGTTTCCTACGCTTTAATAACAGGAGATCAAGGAACCGCATAATGGCAGACCCTAACATAGTACCAGCAAAAGCCAAAGAAATTGTTAAAAATAAACGTACTGGTAAAATCTATGCATCCAAAGCAGAATTTGATGCTGATGTTGCAGATCCTGCAACCGATACCACTACGGAAGATTTTAGACAAGATTTAGAAATAACCGTTGCATCTTTAGAGGTATTTGGTAAAACTAATTAATGCAACCTTATGGAGGAACCGAAATTCAATTCGATTACCTTCGTAAGTATGGCAATCGAAATCTTCTAGACCTCGTTCAAATTACTACTTCAGTTCCTGAAAAAGAACCCCTTCATCCTTTACGTCCTAATATTCTATGGATTAAAAATTCATACGATCAACCCAATGTTGCTCCTTGGTTTAATAAAAAAGAAAATCATAAAAAATACGATTGGTATGTTTTCAATTCTCACTGGTCCTATGAAAAATTTAGATATTTTTTTAATATTCCTGACACACGGGCCCTTACTATCAAAAATGGAATTGATTATAACGAGCTTAAAATTAAAACAGATTTTACCTACAAAGCTCCTTTAAAATTAGTTTATTTTTCTACTCCGTGGCGGGGATTAGATGTTCTTTTAGATGCTATGGAACTTATTCAAGAAGAAAAAGATATTATTTTAGATGTTTATTCCAGTACCATTATTTATGGAGATGAATTTCATCGAGATAATGAGTCCAAATTTCTTAAGCTCTACGAACGGGCACGAGATTTAAAAAATGTAAACTATAAAGGCTACTGTCGCCACGATGAGCTAGTGGGAAAATTAAAAGACTATGATGCGAGCGTTCATCCTTCTACCTTTGAAGAAACTTTTTGTATTTCAGCTATGGAGGCTTTAGCAGCAGGCTGTCTGCTTATCACCACGAATCTCGGGGCTATTCCTGAAACCTGCGGTGAATTTCCTATTTATATACCTTATTCTGCTAACAAAAAATATTTAGCTGCCCAGACTGCTGAAACCATCAAGAATGCTAAGACAATTTTGAGTGCTGGGGACCCAAGTCATAACTTGAAATTTCAACAGCAATACTATAAGAACTATTACGATTGGAAAGTAATTGGGGCCTTTTGGAACCGCTTTCTAAGAGGAGCTATTTATGCCAGACGAAAACAAAAAAACCTCTGAAGAAAAGAAAGCTGAAAAGCTAGCGGCCCTTAAAAAATCTAAAGGATTAATGGTATGCACTCCTGTTCATTCAGAAGTTTGTTTACATTATATGAAGTCTTCTCTGGATCTTCAAAAAGAATGCTTGCTTAATAATACTAATATTACTTTTCAACTTATGAAGAGTAGTCTAGTCACCCAAGGACGAAATTTATGTGTTGCTACTTTTCTAGATTCTACAGCTCATCAAATGTGTTTTATTGATGCTGATGTTGCCTTCTCAGTTCGTTCTATTTTTAGACTTTATGAATGCCCTTATGAAGTATCTTTGATTGTATACCCGATGAAGACAGTGGATGCCAACAAGTTTAGGAAAGATGATGTTAGAAGACCGAGTGATCATCCGATACCAAAGGCTATATGTTTCCCGTACACCTTCCTAACGTTAATGAAATTCCCATGGATAATGGCTTTATTCAAGTGGACAGGGGACCCGCAGGCTGTATGATGATTAAACGTAGTGCTTTAGATAAATTAATTGAAGCTTATCCTCAGCTGACGGTGAAACAAGAAACACTGGTAAATGGTAAGATGGTAGAGCGTCCTAATTATTATAATTTTTTTGATACCTACTACAATGTAGATACTAAACAGTATTTAGGAGAAGACTTTAACTTCTGTAAGCTCTGGACTGATATTGGAGGTAAAATATATGCCTTAGCTGATGAAGAAATCTCTCATGTAGGCGAAAAACTGTATCGCGGAAAACTTCTTCAAGAATTCATCAAAACCACTTCCGCAACGATTCCTGCTGAAAAAGGCGAAAAAAAGAGCTCTTAATTTTAGAGAAGTCAAACTTTTTATCCCACTATCTCCCATAGCCCTTAATCCCTATAGTATTGATAAGACACGCATATACAGTTAAAATGATAATTACTTAAGTATTTATTATGGATCCATTAACAATAGCATTGGCCACTTTTGGCATACAAAAATTACGAGGAAAATCCACAAAACGTTCCTTTCGAGACGCTCTGATTGCTGGAGGTATTGGTCAATTAGGAAGTATGACAGGAGCAGGCCAAAAAATGGGTCTTTCAGGCGTTGGCACATCAACGGGTCAACTTGGAGCAGGAGGAGTTGGTATTAAACAACAACTTGCAAATACTAAAGCGGCACAATGGGCGAGTGGGGCGTGGGGTACAGCTCCAGACGCAGCAAAAGGCATAGAAGGAAAAGGATTCTTAGGCTGGAGTAAAGGAGCTCAAATAGGAGCTGGATTAGGTCTAGCTACTTTAATGGAAGGCGATGTTGATGATCCAAAACCACCATTCACAGAAGAAGATTACAAAAAGGCTTACGCTGAACAATCAGCAAAAACATCAGGATTAAGTGATTCCTTCCAATACACTCCTTCTAATATTATGTATTACGGGGGACCTCAAACAGATGATATCTATCAGTATAGTCAAGGGGGTCTAGCATCCCTTCCCATTCAAAAATTCGCAACGGGAGGAGTCAGCTATCTTCCTTCCAAAATAGATCACGATGAAAAAGATACTAATAATTATGTCAGGGCTCACGGTCAGGTTGCCGATGGTACCGGTAGCGGAGACAAAAATGAAGATACCATTTTAGCTCAATTAGCTGACGGTGAATTTGTTTCTAGATCGGATGCTATTTTAGGAGCTGGCCTTATTGAAGGAGCTTCGCCTTCCTCACAAGAAGAAATGAGAAAAAAAGGAGCAGCCTTTTTTTATAGCCAACAATCTAAATTTAAAAGAATATTTGATTTATTAAATGCTAGCAAAAAAACCGAGCATTAAACAAGGAGTAGAAATTTTATGGATTAAGCCTAAAGAACTGGATCAATACTGGCCCCTTGTTCACTTCATGATCGCCGAAGGATTACAATTTGACGGAAATCCTATGGATGTTGATCGAATGCGAAACTTTATTGCAACAGGGGAATATCAGCTCTTTATGATGTTTGGATCCGATGATGGGGAAAAACATAAAGTGTTTGGTTGTTTTATTACCAGAATTTTAGGATTACCTAAATTTAAACAAGTCGAAGTTATTTTACTAAGAGGAGAAAAAAGAGAACTTTGGCAAAAAGAAGCGGCAAAAATGATAGAAAAATTAGGAAAAGACAATGGATGTAAACGCGTAGCTGTTCTAGCACGACCAGGTTGGAAAAACTTTTTAGAACCTTTCGGCTGGAAAGTTAAACGTTATTTATATCAAAAGGATTTAATATGAGTTTTATATTCGGCGGAGGCGGTTCTAGCGGCGGCGGCGGCGGTGGCGGAGCCACTAGCGGAACACAAGTTTCCATAGCCAGAGAAGCTCCAGAAGTTGAAGCACGAAAACTAAGCCTTTACGATCAAGCCTTAAAACTTGCTCAATCACCCGTTCAATTACCCGCTTATCAAGTAGCAGCTCCTCCTCCTTTACAACAGGCAGGATTCACGGCGGCAGGAACGACCGGTGTAGGTGCAGGAGCTGTAACGAGTGGATTAGGTGCTTTGGGGACTGGAGCAACTGCTTTGTCAGGAGCTCAAAATTTAGCAGCACAAACTCCAACAACTGCGGGTCTAGCTCCTTATATGAATCCTTATCAGTCTTATGTGACGGATGAAATTAATCGACAAGCTCAGATAGGAAAAAATCAACTGGGTGCCCAAGCTGTACAGTCAGGTGCTTTTGGTGGAGCTCGACAAGGTGTGGCTGAAGCTGAACTGGAACGAGCACGATTGAATCAGGTTGGACTTTCTCAGGCAGGGGGCTTTTCACAAGCTTTAGGAGCCTACCAACGACAACAACAATTAGGAGCGCAAACAGGATTACAAGCAGCCCAAGGTTATGCGGGCCAAGCACAAGCTTATGGAGGCTTAGGCCAAACCCAACAAGCGATGCAACAAGGAGATATTCAAAGTTTATTGCAAGCGGGAGGCGTTCAAAGACAATTAGGCCAACAGGCTTTAGACGCTCAACGTTCGACGACACTACAAAGACAATACGAACCTTATCAAAGATTAGAATTTATGAAAGGTCTTATGACCAATCTACCAACAGGCCAAAGTGCTGTTACAGCAACCACGGCTCCCGGAACTAATCCGTTTTCTCAAGCAGTCGGAACAGGTATTGGGGCTTATGCTGCCTATAATATGGCGAATAGACCGCAGGGTAATGTAAACGTATATCCAGGCCAACAAAGACAATAGGAGATTTTATGAATGATCCCGTCTTAAACCGCAAACTGTTTAGGCATCAAGCTCAAATTATCCATAACAAGATTCCTAAATTACAAGAAGGAGGAGATGCTTGGTATAGATCTGGTGCAGCATTCAAAAAGGGTTGGCAAAAATACCCTACAAGACATCTTTGGGATTTCAATAAAGGACGAATGTACAATACTGCAATGTTAGCTAATCCTTGGAAAAAAGCTAGAATTGCGGGTGGTGTGGCTGCAATGGCGGGGAAAAAAATCTTTCAAAAAACTGGAGTTCCTTGGGCAGCCAAAAAAGCTTGGCCTTATACTGGAATTCCTAAAGCAGTTAGAGGCGCAAAACAAACCGTAAGAAAATATCCAACAGCCGCTAAAGTAGCAGGTGGAGCTAAAGTACTCGGTGGTGGTTATCTAGGATGGGAAGGTCTCACAAGAGGTATTGATAGTTTCAAACAAGGCAAGTATGGATCAGCAGGCATGGAAATTGGGGGCGCTCTATGGGGCGGTGGTATAGGAATGAGAGGCTATCGCTTATTTAAAAGAGGACAAGCGGCAAAAAATGTAAAAGAAGGATCTAGAAGAGGAATTGGGTCTTTTAAAAAAGCTACTAAAAGAGCGGCGGCTTATGAAAGAACTCCATATCTAGGAGCACACTCTGGTAAATTAATGTTGGGAGGCGCTGCTGGAGCTCTTGCGTTTGAAGGAGAAGACGCACAAACTCTAAAATATGATTTAACAGGAGTTAGTGAAAAGCAACTAAATGAAATTAACAATAAAATCCATAAAATTGCAAAAGATAAAGCAAACCCAACAATAGACGAAGCAAACAAAGCTATAGGAATTTGGATCGATGAAAATAAAGGTAAAAAACAAGAAGGCAAACAAGAAACTAAAGAAGAAGGCGCGGCTAGTACTTTTGAAGCAGAAGGTACTGTACCTAAGTCAGGTAGTCCCATTAATCCTGAAGAAGCAAAACTTCTAGCAGCTCAAAAAGAAGAAAATGCTAAAGCTGAAGCAGACGCTTTAAAAAAGGAATTTGATAATTCCGATATGAAAACTAAAAAAGAATTTTTAGAATTTAGACAGTCTATTACCGATCTAACGGGAGCATACGGCAATGATCGAGATTTAATTTTAATGAAACTGGCTTCAGGAATGATGTCGGGCACAACTCCACACAAAGGTTTAAAAGGATTTCTTGATGTTACAGGTAAAGCGATGGGACCAACGGCTGATACAGCACTCGCTTTAAGCAATGCTCAAAAAGGTAGAGATAATGAGTTAGCAATGTCTTTTCTTAAAATGAAACAAGAAGAAGCAAAAGCAGCCGAAGGAGGAGGCATTAAATTAAAAGGACAACTTAAAACCTTTTTAGTTAAAGATCCTGCTACAGCTGATTCTAGAGGATCTCTTTATGGCCAGAAAGTAGTAACAGGCCAATATGACGATAACGCTGGACTTATTTACGAAATGGGAACGAGTCAAACTTATAAGCTTCTACGAGGAGCAGGAATAAGAGAAGCCAAAGGAACAGGCGCTCAATTACAAAAATCCCGATCAAAATTAAGTAGTATGGCGATTGGACTCGACTATGTTAACCACATTCTTTTCGATATGGATGATGATTTAAAAGGAGTTACAGGTTGGGCAAGATTATTGGCATCTGACTGGATTTCAGAATCCAACACGTGGTCAGGAATGCAAAACAAATATACTCAAGGCGCCGACAATATATCTAAATATGTAGACAATGAGATTCTTGATCCTTCGCTGTTCACAGACAGAGAAGGAAGACCAAAAATGACAACAATAATAGATGAAGATGGAAAGGAAAGAGAAATACGTCAATATGACTGGGCCGTTCAACATCTTCAACAAGAAGATGCGAAGGATATAAAAAATGCACAAGATGCTAATAGAGGTTGGTTTGGAGCACAAGTAAGCACAGAAGAATTAGATCAATTAACCAAAGCGGCTTTGATCGAAAATCGTTTAAAATACATTATTGCGAATGCTAATAAATCTGAAGACCGCTTAACACGGTGGGATATTGAAAATGCAGAAAAGAATACTTCTGTATTATCCTTCTTCTCTTTAAAAAGAAGATTTAGTGCAGCAGGCGTTAATT